AGCAAGGCCCTTGCGCTGGCCAACCCGAGCAGGATTCTAATTAATGGCAACCAAAGCTAGCCAGCCCTTACGAGGGGCGGTAAGACCACGCCTAGAAAACAAACCGCTGAAAGGCCCGAGCCGAGGCGATGAAGTTGCACAGCTAGCAGAGGATATTGGCCTGCCGCTTTTACCTTGGCAGCGCTACGTAATGCAGGATATGTTGACGATAGATAAAAATAAAATGTTTGTGCGTAAAACTAATCTGCTTTTGACCTCACGCCAACAGGGCAAGTCTCACCTGGCGCGTATGCGTATCCTGGCAGGCTTATTCCTGTTTAACGAGCGTAATCACGTGGTCATATCCTCAGCGCGATCTATGGCATTAACTACCTTTAGAGAAGTGGCACAAGCTATAGAGGATGCACCTATTTTAAAGAAAGAGCTAAAGAGCATCCGCTATGCCAACGGTAACGAGGCCATAGTATTAAAGTCAGGTGCCCGTTTAGATGTACGCGCAGCTACACGTGACTCAGCCCGCGGTGCCACGGCAGATTTTCTATTTATAGATGAATTACGCGAAGTTGACCAAGTTGCTTTTGCAGCTGCTATGCCAGTAACTAGGGCCCGCCCAAACGCTCAAACCCTACTGGCCAGTAATGCGGGCGATGCTTTTAGCGTAACCTTAAACGAGTTACGTGAGCGATGCCTGGCACACCCGCCCGAGTCGCTAGGTTATTACGAGTACAGCGCCCCACAGTTTGCAGCTTTAGATGATCGTAAAGCCTGGGCGCAAGCTAACCCAGCTTTAGGCATATTGGTAACTGAGGCATCAATTCAAGAGGCGCTAACTACACAAACCACAGAGCAATTTAGGACAGAAACCCTATGCCAATGGATAGATTCGCTACAATCACCGTGGCCCCACGGTAGTGTCGAAGATGCCAGCGACATTAACCTAAAAATGGCACCTGGGCCTTTAACTATTTTTGCCTTTGACGTTAGCCCGTCTAAACGTGATGCAAGCCTTGTTATGGGTCAGATATTGCCTGACGGGCGCATAGGTGTAGCTGTATTAGATACCTACAGCTCACAGGTAGCAGTAGATGAGCTAGTTATGGCTGCAAGTATTAAAAAATGGGCTGACCTGTATTACCCACGTTTAGTTTGCTATGACAAGTACACCACGGCATCCATAGCCCAGCGTTTGCAAAATGCAGGCGTACAAACCCGCGACATTTCAGGGCAGAGTTTTTATACCGCGTGTTCAGACTTTCATAATGCCCTGGTTAATGATCGGCTACGCCATAGCGGGCAAGATTTAGTAATACAACAAATGGCAAACTGCGCGGCAAAAATCACGCCAGATTCTTGGCGTATAGTCAGGCGTAAATCGGCTGGCCCCGTAGATATACCTATTGGCCTAGCTATGGTAATTCACGTCTTAGCACAGCCTGTATCTGAGGCTAAAGTTTACGTTTAGACACGCCGAGGGTGTGTATAACTTTATACCTGTGGATAACCTATAATCCGCCCTATGGGTCTATTGCAAACTTTTGGCATTACTAAAAAAGATGTTACCGCCCAGTTAGCCCCTGCCGTTATGTCACAAGGTTACGGCGCTGGCGTTTATAGCTACGGCGGCCTTTATGCAACTGGCAACGGTGCCCCGTTTATGGATCGTTTTACAGCTTTGCAAGTGCCCTCTGTTGCACGATGCCGTAATTTAATTGCAGGCGTTATATCAAGTATTGATTTAGAGCTATACAAAAAATCTACAGGTGCAAAAATGGAAAGCCCGCTATGGCTTGACCAACCCGATATGCGCCAGCCACGTAGCGTAACTATTGCTTATACCGTTGACTCACTTTTATTTTATGGCGTTGCATATTGGCGCGTTACATCTTTGTATGCCGATGACGGGCGCCCTAGCGGCTTTGAATGGGTAGCTAATACACGCGTAACAGTTACTACTGACCAATACGGAGATCAGGTCGATTTTTACAGCGTTAATGGAGTACGCGCACCTATGGCTGGTATTGGTAGCCTTGTTACTTTTCAATCTTTATTACCTGGCGTATTAGAGACAGGTGCCCGCACAATACAGAGCGCAATAGATGTACAAAAGGCCGCAGCTGTTGCAGCTGCTACACCTATGCCAACTGGATTTATTAAAAATAGCGGTGCAGATTTACCTGAGGCACAGATTAGCGGTTTGCTAGCAGCTTGGAAGGCCGCTAGAGCTAGCAGGTCAACGGCTTATCTCACTAGCACTTTAGATTACCAACAGGTTGGCTTTTCACCTAAGGATATGACCTACACGGAAAGTTCCCAATACTTAGCTACGGAAGTAAGCCGTTTAATGAACGTGCCAAGTTATTATATTAGCGCAGATATGAATAACAGTATGACCTACCAAAACATTATTGACGGGCGCAAAGAGTTTGTAGCATATTCATTACAGCCGTTTATTAGCGCTATTGAAAACCGTCTATCTATGGATGATATTACGGCGCACGGTAACGTTGTGCGCTTTGCGTTAGATGAGACTTTCTTACGTGCCGATACTGCAGCGCGTTTAGATGCAATAGAGAAAATGCTTAACCTGGGTTTAATTGACTTAGAGCAAGCGCAAAGTATGGAACAGCTAAGCCCTAGTGGCCTTAATGAAGGGAACGGCACTAATGATCTTAACGTTTAGTGGCAATATCGAGGCAGTAGATAGCGGCGAGCGCCGTATGATCTCAGGCAAAATTGCACCTTATGGTGAGGTAGGTTATACAAGCGCGGGCAAAGTAGTTTTTGCTGAGGGTTCAATTAGCGCAGCTGAGCCAAGTAAAGTAAAACTCCTAATGGCACACGATAACTCAGCCGTGGTAGGGCGTATGCAAAGTATGACTTCAGCTAAAGACGGCCTTTATGCAAGCTTTAAGGTAAGTGCATCCTCACGTGGATCAGATGCGATTTTGCTAGCCCAGGAGCAACTAATGGACGGCTTATCCGTTGGTGTGGAAGTTACCGCATCAAAGCCCCAAAAGGATTATCTCCTGGTCACCGCTGCCACCTTACGCGAGGTGTCACTCGTAGAGAGCGCTGCCTTTGCAAGCGCTGCGGTGCAAAAAATTGCGGCAGCTGCAGGCGATATGCCAGTAACCCCAGTAGAGGCTGCAGAGTCCACAAGTACAAAGATTACGACAACTAACACCGTAATAAACTCAACCACAACCGAAACCGAAACCGAAAGCGAGGCCGCTGTGACTACAGCCCCCGATCAAAACGCACCTGAGGCAGTAGATGCCACAGAGCAGGCTGCACCTACAGTAGAGGCAGCTCGTAAAATCATCCTACCAAGCGCGCTTAACTCTCAGCGCGTACGTACACCTATTACTTCAATGGGTGCATATACAGAACACAAAATCAAAGCTGCGCTAGGTAATGAAGAGTCAAAACTTTTCGTGACGGCCGCCGATGATGATTTTGGAACTAATCCTGCATTTTCACCGACTCAGTACCTATCAGAGTTTCCAACTAACACACGTTTTGGCACACCGTCTATCGATGCGTGTTCACGCGGAGTATTGCCAGCTAGCGGTATGACTATTAACGTACCGTCTCTTGTCACATCTGCAGGCGGTAAGTCAGGCGTTGCACCTGTTGTAACTGTTGAAGCCGAAGGCGGCGCGGTTGCTAACACAGGTATGGTTACTGAATACCTTACAGGCACAATTTCTAAGTACTCAGGTATGAACACTCTCAGCATTGAATTGCTAGAGCGCTCAGATCCTAACTTCTATGCTGAGCTAACAGCACAGCTACAAAATGCTTACCTAAAGACTCTTGATACAACAGTTAACGCTGCACTTATTACAGCGGGTACCGTTGCAACTACAGCACAAGCTGCTACATCTGCAGGCATTATTGGTTACGCATCTGAGGCCGCACGTCTTGTTTATGAGGCAACTGGCTACTATGCACAGAACTACATTGCTAACGGTTCACAATGGCAGCTACTAATGGGTGCATCCGATACAACTGGGCGCCCTATCTATTCAGCATCACAGCCAATGAACGCAGGCGGGCTAACACAGCCTGGCTCAATTCGTGGAAACGTTTTGGGATTAGACCTGTATGTAGATAAAAACTTCGCGGCAACTACAACTGTAGATGACTCAGCAATTATTCTTGCGCCTGAGGCATTTACTGTTTACCAGTCACCAACTGCCTATATGTCAGTTAACGTTGTATCTAACCTACAGGTGCAGGTTGCTATCTATGGTTATATGGCAACTATTGCAAAAATGCCTAAGGGTATTATCCGTTACAACTTCACCTAAGAAAACCCACTAATAGTTTGGTAGGCCTCTTAGCCCTTTGAGGCTTACCAAACCTAAGTAAGATAGGAGTACAAAAATGCCAGCCACGTATGTAACAGCTGCTACCTTGAAGGCTAGCCTGGGCGTTGGCACTTTGTACGATTCTTATACCTGGATAGAGGACACCTGCCAAGCTGCACAAGATCTAATAAACGGCTTTTTATGGTTTGACAGCGCGCCCGTAGTCGGTACCGCGTTGGTGTCTAATGTCGCTACAGTTATGGTTGCCAACCCTGGCATCTTTACTACGGGCCAATCAGTAACTATTGCTGGGGCTGGTTCAACCTTTAACGGTACTTACACA